GGTAACTGAAGATGAGTTTCCTTCGGTCTATGCTTTGTCCTCGACCTCAACGTCCACACGCTCAAAATGGGACTTCTTCATCTGAGGCTTTCTTGGAGAGCACAAACTTGCCTTCATCATCGACTTCGATCTGACCAAGCTCTTTCAGGCGTCCTAGTTTCTCCCGGAGCTGCCACTCCGAAGCAGTAGGCAATTCGTTCTTTAGCTCGCGGAAGCTCATCTTTCCGTGAGTCTTAAGCAGGAATAGGATGGCTGGCGCGAGCGCTTTCGGGGCTACTGAGATTCGGTCTACCTTGGCTTCGATTGAAGTGCCAAGGAATCCGATGGACACTTTATAAGCTAGGCTCGATCCATCAAAGTAGGAAGCCTTCTTGTTTACGAGCTCCATGATCGAGAACGGATTGCCCGGCAGAAAAGCCTCCACTTGAAAAATATTCCTAGAAAGGTTCTCGAAAAACACTGAGCCGTATATGGTTTCGCTCATGTGTTTCGGTGGATGCCCTATTGCAACTACTGGTCTTCCTAGAGATTTCGTCGCAGCAATGAATGCAGTAGCGGCTTCTAGAGAAAACGGATTTCCACCTCCTAAGGCCGGCCCAATTGAGTCAAGAACAATCAACACTATATCGCGCTCCTCAACCTCCTTCTTGATCTCCGGGATCATTTCAACGAAAGGCCGTGTGGCTTTCTCATAAAATACTTTATCTAGATCGAGCCCTACTTTCTTTACTCGGTCTAGAAATGGTCCAAGTTCGTCTTCCCAGTCGATGAAGAGTACATTGCCGGTCTTGTATAGCTCAAGATCGTGAGTTCCGGGAGGAAGCCAATTATTTGTGATGCATTTTGCAAGGACTATCGCGAAGAGGCTCTTCATAGTTCCACCTGGGCCAAAGATGATATTCAGTCCATCTGCAATAATGAAGGGCTTAAGGAGAAAGGAGGGAGCTTCGGCCTTGGCTTCGGCTAGACAGAAGACTTGGGCTTTCGGTTTTGAAACACCGCTTGCTGCTCTCTCGAGCAAGTATCCCCAAAGTCCGGTCGGCAAATAATCCTCAAGTTGGGCGGCTTCTTTCCTGCGAGCTGTGAGGTTGTTGAGAGCCACTAGGCCGGAAGTCGAGTCAGTTGGAGTGATAGCGTGATAACGCCAAAAGTCATAGCCTTTCGCGTCCTGCTTACCCCGGGTTAAGATAAGTTCGATTTTGTTCAACTTTAGCCTAACTAGAGCCTCCGAAAATTCCTCTTGAACATCGGCTGCAGAGAAGGAAGTAGCCTGCTCTTCTAATGCTAGGAGCTCGTTAATCGAATGGGAAGCTAGAAAATCTGAGACGTCTTTTGCAGGATGAGGAAGAAAAATAACTTTCAGGCTATTAGCAACAGGAAATAGAAGTTCTGTCCAGCGCCGAGCCAATTGGAGGCCGGCTTCATCCTGGTCAGGAATGAGTACGATGTCCTTCCCCTTCAGGTGCTCGATATAGGGGCGGAGGTCAGGCTCTTTCGCACCATGCGGGTTTGTAGTGGCCACCAAACCAAAGCGGACGAGATTTTCAACATCCTTCTCGCCCTCCACGATATAAACTTTCTGGGCATTTTTGACCTCGGGAAGTCGGTAAAGGACATTGGGCGCTGAACCTTGACCTCGAACCCAATAATTCTCATGGACATGTTCTATGACGAAACGTTTCCCAGAGAAGCGGATCTTTCGGAAAAGAGGGCGATTGTCCGGGCCGCGATACTCATAGATATCCTCGATTTCCCCGGTTTCTGTGGACTCAAGGCCTAGCGCCCGGAGAATATCTTGATACTTACATCCTGCAAAGCAATGAAGAAGAACCTTCCCTTCTACGACTTTTATTGAAAGAGAGGGGTGTTCATCATTATGAGCTGGGCACTTCGCCATCCAGCGATCGGGTCCGAGTTGCTTAACCCCACTCAGCCTGGATAAAATAGTATTGAGAAGCTCACCCTGCATGGCGCGCCTCCCCAAGTTTATCCGAGAAGCGTAGAGGCTTCAAGGTACCCTTGACTTGCAAAAGATGGCCGTTATAGTTAGGAATTGAATTGCAACATTTGACTTGACTTTTCGACCTTGAACCCTTATAATTTCCTAGTGATGGAGCTGCACTACCTTTTAGGGCTTTACTGCGGGAAAGACCGGCTGATCGGACATGAGCAAGCTATAAAGGAATTACTCTATCGAACAGCCGAGAAAAATGACGTAGCCATCACATCCATAGACGTTATGCCATCATTCATAATCATGGAGATCAAAGCCTCAATTGAAGATTCCCCACTTAATCTCGTGCGGATGCTTAAGGGTGTGGTCGGCTGGTATCTAGCTCAGCGAGATAGCGACAGAAGGATCCGGGACATCCCTTTCGTAATCAGGACGGTCGGAGCCCTTGACAAGGGTGCGGTTTGTGAGCGTATGCTTGGACTGGATTATGCCCAGGAAGATCACGCTCGAATTAAAGGGGCATAAGTATAAAATTCGGGCTTACCAGCAAGAGCACTCCCTTGCTACGCCTCTGGATAGGCTTTTATATCACCTTGCCTACCAATCCTGCAACGATTTGGCCAATCCTCCTGGTTGGGCTTGGGCTGTTCTTTTGATCAGGCCTTATGAGGATGGTGTTTCAACTCTTAAGGACTTTTATCCTCCATTAACTTGGGACGAGCGTCACGCGTTTTTTGATACTGAAGCAGCAATCGTCTTCATGAAGCCAAGGAAGGTCAAAGTTCTTTATTTCGATGACATCGCCAAGGCCAATGAAGAATGGGAGAAAATCAAAGCGATTTCCAAGGGCTCTCGTCCTGAACGAAGGGAGACTGCTTAGGAATTGTAATGGGCTCAAAATCAGCCGAGATGAACGAGTCTAGGTCGGAGACGCCGCCGGGCGTCCAGAATGCATAAACTAGGGCATCGCCAAAATCGAATGTTGGCCTCCCATAAGATTTCTTAGAAAGCCCAAGTTTCCCAGAAGGAGAAATCTCGAGTTGAATCGTAAGGAGATCGTTTACTACCCTGCGGTCTGCGAAGACAGGCCCGCCTGCTTGTCCTCGTTTTACGAGTTCTGCTAAGAAGACCCACATCTCAGTTCTCAAGTTGACGTAGCCTTCTACCGATTTCTCTGATCCGCGAATAGGGATCACTTCATAAAACCCCGCGGCTAGCTCGGCTAACCTGTCAGCCACGCCGGCTGAAAGGCCTAGTGCATCGACCTTTACACGCGCTGCATGCTCTTCGAGGATTAAGCTATGGGCTTTCTCTGCCATTTCCATTAGGTTCTTGGCCGTTAGCGTTTCTAGGCGGTAGGCGGAAGGCCCCTGCCGAAACACAATCACTGAGGACGATCCGGACGATCCGCTTGCAGGATCGAAACCAGCCTCGACAGGGCAAGAAGGGTCACGTTCAAGGTACTGGGCGTTGAGGATATCTCCCAAGGAAAAGAGCGCTCCCTCTTCCTCTTCGGGAAACTCCGCAAGGATGCGCGTCCGCCAGTAAACCGAATCCTCGCTGAAAAGTCGTCTGTCACGCTCTATATCTTCGAGCGTTACAAGGCCAGGAATGACTACCTTCTTGGCTTTTACGTTTGGGCTATCGAAAGCCGAGATTTTAAATGTCCTAAACGTTCCGGAAAGAAATGCATCAGCAAAAGGGCCGGAAGAGCGAAGCGGGTTACCAATCATGAAGAGATAGGAATTTTTCCCGCGCAGAGTAGCTAGGATCTGTTCATAAATAGCATCACTAATGCCAGAGGCCTCGTCTACGATCACGAGAAGATTCGGCGCGTGGAGGCCTTGGAAGCGGTCTACTTTGTACTCGGAAGCAGCGAACCCAAGAGCAAGGCCTGGGCCGGGCGTCTCCCATCGGGTGCTTACGAACTTTCCAAAATTCCGGCCTGGGAATCTTTTTACCAGGTTCTGGTAGATTGCAGCAAGCTCTCGCCAAATAAGAAAGCGGACCTGGCGGTAGGTTGGCGCGGTCGTGACAACCAAAGATTGTGGAATGCAGATCAGGAACCAGGCTGCAATTCTAGCAGCGGCCCAGGTCTTGCCGACCCCGTTCGCAGCAGCTACAGCAACGCGCTTAGATTCGAGGAGCGAGTCCATGATTTCCGCCTGGAGGTCATAGGGCGATTCTCCTAGGACCCCGCGGCAGAAATCAGAAGGCTTAATCCTTTGATTCATCGCTTGAGCTTAGCTTAGCTAGGATCTTGTCAAATTCATCCTTACCCTGTGGTTTAAATCCTAGTATACGAAGGATTAGTATCACTTTGTCTACTATGGCCGAGAATGTTTTCATGTCTTTAAGGCTGGGGGGCGACTCTGTTCGCATCAGTTCACAGGCCTTTAGTAGCCATAGTCGGAGGGCTTCATAGCTCAAACACTGGATCTCTTTTGCTTGATCATCAGTCACATCATATGGGACGTTGACCTCACTGAGAGGAAAGCTCATTCTTCACCTCCTCTGAGAGAAGTTTAATGCCCGCTCAAGATTATTTCAAGCGGCCAAGGATGGATCGAAGCTTGACAAAGTCCTCCCACCTTGTGAATAAAGCAAAGCCTAACATCGGAGTACGAAGAGCAAGGAGGCCTTCAGGCGGAATAAGCATGCTGAGAGCCGGCGTTATTATCCGGGGCACTCTCATGGGTTCTGTCTGGGAAAAGAAGAGCTCTGGCGGCCCTGCCACTACAGACGCATCCGAAAGGAGAGCGAAGAAAGCCGGCTTTACTGTCTCTGGGATGGTTTTGCGCTTTTTAACCTCAATCGGAATACCCAAGATCACAAGGTCAACCTCATGAGAGCCAGCTACCCGAAAGGCACGAATTGAGAATTTCTCGGCTAAAAGCTTTGCTAACTCGCGTTCCGTTCTTGCGCCCCGCGAATAGGGAGTAGACATCCTTCCTAGAACCTAAATCAGATTTGCTTTCCTTGCAAGCCTTTTATATGACTTGACTTGGACTCGAAGTGTGCTTACATTTACTAGGCTATGAGTATGAACGGGCCTGAGGAAGGGATTAGGGGCTTCGCCATCGCCATTACAACTTTCTACATGACTCTTGTTGAGGGAGGAATAGACGAGGACACCGCTTACCGATTAACTCGCGAACTATTAGTCCAAATGTTTGAGACCATGTTCCGAAATCAAATGTTAAAGAGCGATGCGAGTGGTTAAGCAGCTTGACATAGAGCGAGAGTTTGGCGAGACTGGTCTCCAGCGCTGGGCCGGGATTGTCTCCGAAGAATTTTTACGAGATCTCCAAGGAAAGAAGGCCTTTAAGGTTTATCGAGAGATGGCCGAGAATGATCCAACCATCGGTGCCATTGTTTTTGCAATGAAACAGTTTATGGGACAAGCAGATCTTGTGATCGAACCGGCTGATGATTCGAACGAAGCCCGCATAGCTGCGGATATGGTCTCTGAAGACTTTAGGATGCTAGAGCCAAGCATAAGTCCAGAGCTCCTATTCCAGGCCACGAATTTTGTGATATTCGGGTTCTCGGTTTTTGAAGAGGTATATAGGACTAGTAATGGACGGATCTCCTTGGCGAGGCTTTCTTATCGTCTACCGGAGACCATCGAAAGGTGGGAATTCGATGAGCGAGGCAACGTACTTGGATGCTACCAGCGGCTTTTGAGCGGAGGAGAAGTATTTTTGCCACGTTGGAAGATACTTCATATCGTAACGCCCGGTTACTCTTATACGCCTACAGGCAGGTCGCTCCTCCGTAACGCTTATGTTCCCTACACCTTCAAAAAGCACCTTCAGATCCTTGAAGGAATCGGAGTTGAGCGTGATCTGGTCGGACTCCCAATTTTGTATGTGCCACAGACTACATATAAAGATGAGGCGAAGATGGCAAAACTCCGCGAGCTTATGAGGCAATTGCGGAGGGATGAGGAGGAAGGCTTGATTCTGCCTAAAGCGGCAGGATCAAATGAGCCGCTTTTTGATCTCAAGTTGCTGTCCCTTTCGGGCGGAAGACAGTTCTCAACTTCGGATATCATCGAACGTTATAATCAGGAAATAGCCCATACGCTCCTTGCTGATCTGATTCTAGTCGGAATGGAAGCTCGTGGTTCTTATGCCTTAGCTCGGGAAAAGCGTTCGCTATTTGAAGTTGGGATTCAGACTTGTCTTGATGCAATTGCGAACGCGCTTCAGCGAGATGTCGCAAGAACGATTGTTGGTCTGAATGGGCTAGACATCAAGTTAACGCCAAAGGTTCGCCTAGTGCTACCACGGAAGCCGACGCTTGATGAACTTGTTGACCTTATTGGCGCAATAGCGAAGATAGAGGCTCCAGAGGATCTGAAGAATGCCCTTACGAAACTTACAAGAGAGCTTGTAGGATTGGGAGGGTCAGAATGAATCAAGAGATTCCTGAGGTCGTCCGCGGTTTGTATCTAGTTCCGCCCCACGGGACCATGCTGATCCGTGGGGAAAAGAAGGCCATCCTAAAATCGGTGCGCTTCAGCATGGCTGGAGAATGGCTTGCAATCATTGAGGACCAACAACTTCTAGGCGTTGCGCAATTCCATGATCCGATACCAATGCCACGGGACCAGGTTCTAGACTATGCGAACATTCATAAAGTCAGTGCTGAGGAGCTAGACAAGTGGTGGCCAGATGCAAATGTACTTTTTATGTACTTTGTGAAGGATGTTCGGCCTTATCCGGTTCCCATTCCTTTTGATACTCCTCCGGGTATTCAGACCTTTATTGAGCAGGTCAAACTTCCCAATGTCGAACTTCTTGAGAAATCCGTCCAAGCGAGGATTAGGATCATCGGGGTTAAGGGCAACATAGATCGTGAGGGAAACAACGCTTCTATCTTGCTCGAGGTAAATGGCGAGAAAATCCGCTTCGACAAAGGATCTGCGAGCGGAGTTAAGGCTGATGCGGTAGTCATTACCCATATCCATCCCGATCATATTGGAGCTCTCGAGAAAACTGATGTTGTTTATGCACCGCCGCCAGCCTACAAAGCTTTGGCCGAAGCTGGCTTCAATGTGATCGAGATGCCTTTTCGGAAACCAACTAAGATCAATGGGATCTCTATCACTCCATATCCTGTTCTTCACTCGACGAGGGCTCCTGCTGCAGCGCTGAGAGTAGATGGAGATTCGTTCTCTTTCGTCTATGCTCCAGATATCCTGGGCTGGGAATCCCGAGATGATCGCGATGCCTGTTTGGAGGGAGTATCATTTGCGTTCTTTGATGCATCGCACCCCAATGGGATCACCCGAAGAGATGCTCAAGGAAACCTCTGGGGTCATGCATCTTGGTCTGCTGAAGCTTCTTGGGCACAGAAGGCTGGTGTTCCGAAGATCTACTTAATCCACTTCGGCGAGTTTTACTATGACGCGCCAGAGGAAGCTCTTGTTTTGGCTAAGGAGATCGGCGCGAAACACGGAGTCGATATTCAGTTTACCCGTGAAGGCCAAGAGATAAATGTGCTTGCTAAGCTCCATCTCGAAGAGTTCATGACGACCGGCATGGATTATGACTTAGAGCATCCAGCCGAAAGATGGCGTCAATTGCTAGCTGATGCAAGATACCTTGGAAACTCCGCTTACCCGCGATTGAAAGCGGGCGAGAAGTGGGGAGACTGGACACTGGACTTGGCTCTTCGATATTTCGGAAAGATCATTGATACGCTCCGTTCTGTTTATTTCCCGCTCGTCCCGCCGAAGCCAACCGATCCGCAATACAATTCGTCCTACTGGGAAGCTTATCGAGAGGCCGAGAAACGAGGCTATATCAAGAGCAAGCCTCCCTCTGAAGAAGAGGTTAAAGAATGGGACAAGAAGCGAGCCGAAATCATCAAGGACGCTCTCTTCGCATTGTGGAGCGCGCTACCCAATGAAGTCTTGATACAGCCTGACTGGGCCTCGATTACTGGCTCTTTGATCTACGGCCAGCATCCGCCCCATGATGTGGATGTGATCATTCGGCTGAATGCTAGTCCTGGCGCTCTTCTCAAGATTCAGCGAGCTATTCAGAGCGAAGTAAATCTTCCCGTGCAGTTCTCCCTAGATCCGAATGGCCCAACTTGGGATTACCTTCCCATCTATGAGCTTGTAGCACGGAAGGTTCCTTTTGAGCTCCGCGTTGTCCGAGAAGGCGAAGAGGCTCGTAGACTCCTATATAAGGCTAAGCTGATCACAGACCCCGAGAAGTTTGATCCCGATAAACCTTTCGTGCACTATGATGTAGCTGGAGAGTTTTATATTCCCCAGGAAGCGGAGCTAGCATGGGAGAAGTGGGCTCGCCGGGCAGTCGAGAAAGGCGAGGTCATAGTCCTGCAGCCCAAGGGGGATGGGATACGCTTCATCTTTGCCCGAGGCAAGAAGGTCCACGTCTTCACCGAAAAGGGAGATGATGTAGTCAATAATTTCCCTGGAATTGAGAGGCTAGCAAAAAAGATTGCACCATCATTCGCTTTAGATTGCGAATTCGTTGAGTTTGATCCGAATTATGACTACCAGATTTCAAGAACCCAAATGACCTGGATGGCGACAGCAAAGCAGCCCAAAGAAGACTTTCACATCAAGATTTTTGTACACGATATCACTTGGCTGAATGGGAAAAATGTGACTCAGCTGCCGTATACTGAGAGGCTAAAGATCCTACAGGATCTGATTCCAAAACCAATTAAACTTGGGCGCTACATACTCCAGGTCTTTGAGACAAAGATCGTAAAAGATAGGGAATCGTTCCTTAAAGCAGTAGAGGACTTCCGACAAGTCAAGAAAGGACGCTCAACTGAGGGCGTGATGGCTAAGTTAGGCTCATTTAGATATGACCCGCAGGAAGCTAGAACAGCTGTTATCAAACTAAAGAACCGAGTTGAGCTTGATTGTCTGATTCTGGGCTATCGTCGAATGCCTAAGCCCCGGCCAGCTGGAGTTACTTGGACGAAGGAAGAGGCCTTTAAGAACCTTGAATGGACGGATACCTGTATCTGTCGGCTAGGGCTGCTAGATGAAAAAACAGGAAAGATTGTTCCGATTGAGGCCAAGAAGAAGCTCACCGAGAAAGACCTAAAGCTGGACTGGGACGAAGACAAACAGGCCTGGACGGGCCTGGATGATCCTGAAGTATGGACGATGTTCTTCGGGATCCCAAACCGTGGCCCAGGAGAATATGCCTTCGGAAATTCTTACGCGACAAAATTCTCTTCTCCTCCAAAGCCTGGGACCATCTTGACAGTAGCGCCCATGGAAATAACCACCTTCGAAGACGAGAAAGGCGGCATCCATGTGTCCTGGCAGCACCCTATCCCCGTAAGCATAAAAGATCCCGGCAGTCGAATTGGAACCATCCAGGCCGCATTCTTTGCTCATAGAAAAGAGCCGCCAGAAGAATTCGCCACCCTGATCGATATCAAAGAATAAGGAAATCCTTGACGTAGCTGCCAAAGTGCTGTCAAGATTAAGTAGTTATGGAAAAGCAACTCGGGCCTACAACTGATTATCCAGAGGATCCCAACACACCAAAGCGCTTTGTAGTCCAAGCTCACTATCGCGGCATGAGCGTTCACCTAGACTTTCGTTTTGCACGAAACTCAGTTGCTGAGGGTTGGACCGTTTCAGCGCAGGTGGAAGGTGCGATCAAGACGCCAGTAGTCACGCTAGAACAAGGAAAGAGAGTTACAAAAGATCAGTCGGTATGGAAATTTGACTTAGACACCGGCTATATCTTTCCACGTGAGGTAAAAACTACCATTCGTGGCGAGAAGCGAACGGTGATACGACCGGGATCACTTTACGCCGAGCGGAAAGCCCAGCTTATCCCAATTGAATGGCTGGAGGTCGAGGGACGGACAGAATTCCCTCCAGATTGGCCAAAAACCGTGATTGAGTACTGGGAGAAGTGGCCAAAAGAAGTTCAAGATGAGTTGAAAAAGGAAGGCTGGGATCCAAAGAAAGCAGAACAGGCTCTTAAGGATGGTTCGTGGAAGGTCAACCGCATACCTGTTGGCGCAACCCGATCCTTTCCTGGTGTTTTTGTGGTGATTGATAAGGGATACTGGGTCCCAGGTGCCAGGAAACCATACTTCTTCGAGTACTTCCTGGAAGGGAATGAGCTCTTTCCGCCTAAGGTCATCTTTCGGTTCGTTGCACGCGCGAAGTCAATGAAAGAGGCGGTGGAGCTGGCCAAAGCCGGAGCCATTGTTCTGCCTCCAGGTGAAGCTGAGGAGACCATCCGAGAGCCAGGATATTGGCTATTTGTGACGCCCGATCCGACTCCTTATGTCCTCTCGGATGAAGCTGTCGAAAAGGATTGGCTTCCGCCCGTCGGAGTAGCAGCACTGCCTTCCTGGCTACGCGAAAAAGTTCCGCCAGAACTAAGATTTTGGGAGGAGAAGAATGAAGAGAGGCGGAAAGCCATGCGGGAAGAGCTCGTAGCCTGGTATGAAGAAGGGAATTTTAAGCCGCAAACGAAAGAGAAACCTCGTTTTAAGCTTTTCCGACAAACATTTCGTGGCCAGATTGTGATCAGATTCGGGCCCTCGACCACAATTTACTATCTCCTTCTCAATGATCCTAAGATGGTGTTCTCTCTTGATAATGATCCCCGTCTTAGAGAAGAAGTCGCTGGCATAGAACTCAATGAGGATTACTACAGAGCCTTATACCCTAAGACTGGCGTGTTTGAGCCGGAACCCGGCACTCTTCTGAATCCTACAAAGGAGACTCCATCGAGGATCGAGCTGATTGACGAAGGCGAGGCCACCATTCTAGAGGAAGAGCCGGGCTTATTAAGGCTTAAGCTGGCTGGAAGGGAGATGACCGGATACTACCTCATCCTCTGGGAAGCTGAAGACTCCCCCATTGTGGTTGTCAGAAGGTCTGATACGCCATCCGCAGTAAAAGGGACTCCTTTCACTCCGGTTGGGAAGAATGAGGAGAAACAGATCGTTTATGGTGTGGTACTTTCGCCTCACGAGCCAGATGCTCAAGGAGACATAATAAGTCCGGATGAGGTGGAGAAGGCCGCGCATCGGTACCTGATTTTTGGTAGACAAGTGGGAATAAATCATCAGGGCGAGCCGATCTTAGCATTTCCAGTTGAATCTTTCGTAGCGCGTACTTCTTTCTATTATGATCCATCACGCCCCGACACCTTAGTTCGGGAAGGCGAGTGGGTCTTGGGAGTTTGGATCCCTGAGCGGGAGGTATGGGAGAAGATCAAGAAGGGAGAACTGACCGGTTGGTCCATTCAGGGCTTAGGAATCCGGCACAAACTACAAGAATCCCTTGACTAAACTTTTTTGATTCAGGAATCTTAAGAGCCATGCGGGCAAAAGCGCGTCTTGAAGATCTCTTTGTGCCGCGGGTCGATGCGGTTGGCAGCCCTGCTAACCGCCGTCGATTTCTATTGTTCAAGGAGGTGGGAGAGATGCTCGAAGCTCTCCAAGAGGAAGAGAAGAAGACAAAGGGCCTTACAGCGGATCAACAGGATCAGGTCAAAAAGGCCTTGGAAATCCTGTATCCGCTGTTTGAGGAAGGCTTGATTCCCGATGTGGTTATCGCCGCATTGGGAAAACTTGTAGGGTATCCGCTGCCTGAGGGAGTGAAGCCTTATCCATATCCCTATCCTTACCCACATCCCGGAGCTTACCCTCAATATCCTGGGCCTTATCCTAAGCCTTATGGCTATCCTGCTCCTCAGGAAACCGCCTGCTCTACCAGCACAGCTACCGAGGAAGCTGCAAAATCTGAGCCTAATGCGGCTGAAGCGAAGCAGGAGTCCGTTGAGAAAGCGGCAGAGGCTCCGAAGTCTTCAGCCGAGCTTGAAGCTCTGCAGAAGGCCCAAGCCGAGCTAGAGGCTCTGCGCAAAGCCCTCGAAGAGGAGCGGTCGATCCGCGAGAAAAAGGAATACATTGAGACCATAAAGTCTCAGATCCCGAGTCTGATGTCCATTGCGCCAGAGATTGCTGACCTGCTCTTCACTATGAAGAAGTCCGGCGATACTCGCCTTGAGGAAGCCTTCAAGAAACTTGAGGCTGTGGTATCCGCTAGCCCCTTGTTTAAGGAGCTCGGCTCTGCTGGCCAGGTTGAAGAGTCGCCGTGGGACATCGTAGAGAAGCAGGCCCAGGAACTCCTTGCCAAGGGCGCGGCTAAGTCCATCGAGGCAGCGCGAGTCATGGTTCTTTCTAAGAACCCGGATCTTTATCGTCAGCTTAGGGGGTGAGGTCCATGGCATGGGAACTTTCGCTCTTTGACGTGTCGTTTGAGGCCGGCGAGGACCTCAGCAACGCCCAGTTTTTGGCGGTTTCTCTTGATAGCTCCGGCAAAGTTGTGAAGGCTACGCATACTTCAAAACCGATCGGGATCCTCCAAGATAAACCTGCAAGCGGGCGAGCTGCTGATGTGCGCATGCTCGGCATCTCCAAAGTGGTTGCGGGCGGCGCCTTCGCAATTGGTAGCATCCTCGCCGCGGATGATAACGGCCGGCTTATCGCAGCCTCTACAGGCTACTACCCAGTTGGTATAGCTCTTGAGGCTGCGACCAGTGCTGGCCAGGTTGTTACGGCCTTCATTCTCCCTGAGAAGAAGGCCCTGTGAGGAGGTGAGAGACAATGCCTCAGCCTACAACTCAGGAAGTTCACTTTGATCAGGTGCTGACCCAGATCGCGGTTGCTTACATCCAGGACACGAAGAAGTTTATTGCTGATCGTGTCTTTCCCGTTGTCAACGTAGAAAAACAAAGCGACCTCGTTTTGATCTTTGACAAAGAGGCCTGGCTTCGGATCAAAGCCCAGAAGCGTGCTCCTGGAGCGGAATCTGCTGGGTCAGGTTTTGCGATCGCTAAGACTGAGCCTTATTTCTGTGATATCTATGCTTTCCACTGGGATGTCCCGCTTGCTACGTTCAAGAACTCCGATATTCCGAACCTGGAGCGCCAGGTAGTTGAAACAGTGATGTATCAACTCCTGCTCCTGCGCGAGAAGACCTGGGTCGAGAAGTTCTTCGATCACAGTGGGAAGAGCCTTGGCGTAAACTTCTGGAACGGAACGTCCCCAACTACAAAGTGGGACGTTGACACCTCTGACCCCATTGCTGATATTTTCACTGCAAAAGAGCAAATCGAAAGCATCACCGGCATTTCCCCTAATAAGATCGTGATGTCGGTTCAGGTCTATAACGCCCTTCGCATGCATCCTAAGATCCAGGCCCAGCTGGTCTATGCTCCTACTGCGCCAGACGTAAAGGGTTTGGTAACGCCCGAACTTCTCGCTCGTCTCTTTGATGTCGATGAGGTCTTAATTGGTCGGGCACTTCATGATACTGGCCCTGAGGGCTCGACCTTGAGCCCGACTTATATGTTCCCTGACAACCTCCTGCTTGTATACGCTCCGGAGCGGCCGGGCTTGATGGCGCCTACAGGCGGCTACATCTTTGCCTGGACTGGATATAACAACGGGTATAACGTAGGGGTTGCGACAATTGAACTTCCAACCCATAAGGCCATCCGGTACGAGGGCGAAATGGCTTATGACCAAAAGCTCTTGGCGCCGGATCTTGGCTACATTCTCTATGATGTCTTGAGCTAATCCTGAAAGCCTTGGAAAGTCAAGGCCGGGCCCAATAGGGTCCGGCCTTTCTTTTTTCATTTTCCCCATGTATACTCGCGGAGATATGGAGCTACCAAGAGTAAAGCTTCTCCGCGGAACGGTTTTGGGAAAGAAAGTCCTCTCTCAGGGCGCGAAAGTTCCATTGGCTTTTGTGATCGAACAGCTTCCTGAACTATTAGCGGTAAGGGCTATAACAATCGAACCGCCAGAGCATCCTTCGGGATATGGGGTACTTCTGCGCAATCTTCCTGAAGGCGAAGCTTATGAAGTGCTTGCCCTCGAGGATCTGCCTCCCCACTATGAGAAGCGCGGCTGGGTTATACCCCTCGATGATGCTGAACTATCTGACCTCCATCATTGCGGGGACTGCTCAAAGGTTTACTTCTTGAACAGCGCCCTTCAGAAACACAAAAAGGAAACCGGACATAAGCGCCCGTACCGGAAGAAAAGTCTTGACGAAGAGAAACAGGCATCGGAAGATAAAAGTTGATGAGTTGGACTTTTACCAACGATCCGGCCAATTCCGTTCGGGATAGAGTTCGTATCCTAATTGGGGATACGAACCAGGCCGAACCTTTAATTAGCGACGAAGTTCTAGACTGGATCATCTCAAAAGAAGCGAATGAAATACTTGCGGCAGCAAGAGCAGCTGATGTGATAGCTGCTCATTTCGCGCGAGAAGCTGATATTGCGGTAGGCGATCTGTCTATAAAATATTCAAGCATAGCAACGCGTTATTTTGAATTAGCTGAAAGCCTGCGTCAAGAGTTCTCGTTTGACACAGGAAGCTCGGATTCGATAGGTTTGCCGCTTCTTGCTCGTGAAGAGCCTCGCGACCCCCTCTTCAAACTGGGCCAATTTGATGTGGAAGGAGGCTGACATGAGAAGGAAAAGACCATACTTCCTTCTTGGGCTTGCTTTCTTTACGGCTGGAAGTGTCATCCTTTTCACGCACTCCTCGATAGAAGATGTAGGACTCGTTGTGCTCTTTATCGGAACGCTCTTCACAATTTGGCAAAAGCTTGGCAGTTTGGAGGAGCGTATAAACAACGCATGCTCAAACCTCGAACAGTACCTTGGCAGGATTGAGAGGCTGGAGCAATGGAGGGAGGAATGTTTGAAGAAACAGTAGACCAAGCTTTTGACTATCTTGTAAAGCGCTTAGGAACGCTCGTGAAATATAAGCGCCTCCGCTCCTCATCATACGATCCTGACACAGGGACAGCGAAGACTTTCTGGGAAGAAGTCGAATTTCCAGCGCTTGTGTATAACAAAGGCGCAGGAAGCCTGGCGATCGAGGGAGGAGAACTAGCAAATTGGGATGCGATTGTTGTTTTCAAAAGAAATACATTTACGAAGCAGCCAGGAGAAGCCGCTGAGCCAAAGCCAGGGCTAGGGGATGAACTCGAATTCCACGATGCAGTGTGGACTCCAGCTGAAGTTTCGAGGAGAGCGATGTGCCGCGAGGATCCTACGCGGACTCTTTTCTACTTAGGAGTGAAACGTGTTTCGGATTGATGTTAAGACGGTTGGATCGATCCTTAACGCCATCGTTCCTACAAGAGAGCTGACAAAGTTTCTTATGACTGAAACTGTGAACATGCTTTGTCAAGAGGCAAAGCAGCTTGTTCGGGTAAGGACAGGTAGGCTACGCGACTCTTTGGTCTGGGAAGTTCTTGATAAGGGTTCGCGGATCGAAGGATGGTATGGTTCAAACCGTCCATGGCGGGGCTCTCGTTCTGTTCCATATGCTGTCTTTATCGAGCTTGGGTTTTATCATGTTAGAGCAAAGCGGTTTGTTGGACCGTTTCCATATCTACGAGGCGCCTTGTGGTCAAAAGCAGAGGAGGTGAGATCCATATGGCGCGGAAGGACGATCGCGATTACCCCGAAGCTGAAGGTGAGGTACTAAGGTTCCTGGTCTTGACGAAGCTCGAGAAGATGCGGGCCTTTCAGGGCGAGGTCGTACGGAGAAAGATTGCGTTCCCTGCTGATCAAATCATCTTTATGGAAGAACTTGATGACGGCGGGACAAGGATCCGGCTCTTTAGTGGGGACGAACTGATCGTTGAGGAGAGTCTAGACTTCATCCTTGGAGCATGATATGCGCGAGCTCAAAGAGCTCAAGCGCGCAATTTGGGAACGCTTACGCGAACTGAATCTTCCTGTCTTCGATACTGCTATACCTCCGGGCGAGAATCCGCCCTTCATTCGGTTTTATCTGATCGGGATGGACTGGCTCTCCTCCTTTCAGGGGCAGCATCATTTCTCGAGAACTGGAATAACGGTGGATGCTGTCTCCAAGTCAAATGCAAGTGCGGAAGCAGAAAACCTGTTCGCAAGCGTTCAGGAGAAACTGGAGGGCTTTATTTTTGAAACAAATACTGCGCGTTATAGAATGCAACTAAGCTCCGTACGAAAAGTCTATGACCAAGAAGCCGGCCTCTGGTATGTAAGTGGGGACTTTATTCTCCATGTATCAAGAAAAACTTGACAGACCAATACCCGGTTTGAAACTTACCGCAAGACTAGGAACGGGGAGGTGATTATATGCCTTTTTCGGGCTTTGACGGCTATGTCGCAGTGTCGACCACGGAGGGCCTGAAGGTCATCGGGAAAATGAACCGCTGGACGGTGAGCACGTCTCAGGACACGATCGACGTTTCGGCGTTTGATCCTGAGGCTGGTCCCATTGCGAAGCGGTTCCGGAAGTTCCTTCCTGGCCCGTTGGGCTGGACGGCTACGTTTGAAGGCTTTGTCGAGCCGACGGATGTAGGGCAGAAAGCGATAAAGGATGCGCTCTGGAATGCTACGGAACTTTCGTTCTACTTCCACCTGAATGATACAAAGTACCTTGCAGGGAACGGCGTGCTAACTGGCGAGGATCTTGAGCTTACTTGGGATGGCGCAGGCACGATCTCCTATGACGTCCAAGGCACGGGGATGTTGGAAAAGATCGGCTGGGAATAGAGCCTTAGGGTTATCATAAGGTCTATCCGTCCGACTAGCGAGGGGAGCCGTGATCCGGCTCTCCTCGCTTTGACTTTTAAGAGGAATATAGTAAAATTGAGCAACATGAGATTGTCAATCACGAGTATCGGGGTTTGGTTAACATGCCGAAGACGTTGGGAGCTGGAGCAGAAGTGGGAACCGCCAACAATACCAACCGCCTTAGCAGCAGGGTCTCTGTTCCATGAGAATCTTGCCCGAAAACAACGAAATGAGCCGCTCAACTTTCGATCTCCTCTTTTAGATCGTTGCGAGCAGCCCGATGTCGCGGTTGCTCGAGCGAAAGCAGGGGTTCGTTTATGGAAGGATGAAATTGGCGGACAACTACTTCAGGTTGAGAGTTGGCTAGAAGCAGAATTCGATGGCATCCATTGGGTAGGCCGGCTGGACGCAATCCGACGGCTAGGAGACTCGTTGTTTATCATCGATCATAAGCTTACATCAAATCCTCGCTGGGACTGGTACAGAACAATTTCAGACCAGCTCCTATTTTATGCTTGGCTAGCTAAACAGGCCGGGCTAAAGGACATCATGGGCGGTATTTGGGACATCGTGGTCGTGCCGAATCTTAGGAGAAGGAATGATGAATCACTGGAGGAATTCGAAAATCGTCTTGTTGACGCGAGCCTAGCCCATGGAAGGCCAATAGTAACTATTCCAACAACTTTCACAGAATCCGATCTTGCCTTCATTGAAGAAGAAATAAAGCTTATCTCGGAAGAAATAAGACAGGGAAAGATCTTTCGGAATCCACAAGCCTGCGCAGCTTTTCCCTGTCCTTATCAATTGATCTGCAGAGCGGATGACACCGCCACGGCCTTGGGCTTTCTTCCCAAGAGTCACTTGACAGATCTCTGATAATGTGGTAAAATGTGGAGGCTCGAGAGGAGGCGGAGAGATGATTGAGCTTAGACGGCCGATTAAGGGGATCGACCGGTTTCTTCGGTCGACCACGCTGATTTATGGCCCGCCCAAGGTGGGTAAAACGACCTTTGTAGCCACATTCCCTGACGTGCTGATCATTGAAGCAGAGCCTGGCGGTGCGGACTATGTTGAGGGCTGGGTTGCAGATGTACGTTCACTCGATGAGCTCAGACTCCTTTGGAAGGAGCTGAAGCAACGGGCCGAGTCTAATGATTTTCCTTGGAAAATTATCGCTCTTGATACGATCGACGCTATCGCGGACTGGCTAATGGATGAGATCGCTCTAGAGTTCGGAAGAAAGGATCTTATCGGGCCGTCCCAGGCTTTCGGTGCGGAATGGGCCAAGCTTCGGGCTTCCGTTCTTGATGTTGTAAAACAGTTTGCAGTATTTCCAGCGGGCTTGATCATCGTTGCTCATTCAAAAGGTGACTCGGAGAAGGCCACCGTTAACCTTCCCGGGAAACTGGCAAGGGCTCTAATGGCTGCAGTAAATAACATAATCTTTTTAACCATCAACGATAATGGTGAAAGGGTCTGTATCGCCGCGCCTTCCCCGATGATTGAAGCAGGCTCACGCGATCCCTATCTCCTTCGAATCTCACCCTTCCCACCCTCATACAATGAGTTAAGGCGACGTTATGAAGCTGAGCTGGAGGCTGATCGTTTGAAGCGTGAGACAGACGATTCTGAGGACCAGGAAAGGAGGCCGGATGTTCAATCCTAAAAACTATCTGGAGTCGAAGCTAATCAAGGCGGGGACTTATGTAGTGACCCCGGTGGAATACCGCTTTCAGACGCGAGCGGATGGTTCTGTGGGCGTTGTAGTTGACTTCGGAGTAGAAGGGCATGAGTCAACTGTCGCGGCTATGTGGTATCCTGATTCGGAAATGGCTGTTCGCTCGGCAGTCGCGCTTGCAAAATTAGTCGATCCATCGCTTGTGGAGAAGGAATATCAAAATCCTCTTGACTTCTTTGAAGCTGTGATAAAAGCAGCCCAAGGAAAGCGGATCCTTGCAACCATTTCTGTCTCTACACGGCAAGACGGTTCGCTCGTCAACCGCATAAAGGGCTTCATCAGATTAGAGACAGGGCAAAGCGAAATCAAGAAACGGAGCGAAGATGTTCCATTCTAGGGAGGTGAGTCTATGCGCGTGTTAAGACGAAAACTTCCGCCTGACGTGGTCTTCGTAGGAACAGGCCGTGTTAGGTTCGGAGTGGAAGCATCGCAATTATTGGGCCTCTCTCAATTCAAGTCATGTGACATCAAATACACGAGAAACTCAATCAAGATAAAGTTCCGGAAAGATGATGGCGGAATGCGAGCCTTGAATTTTGGCAACAAGGAGAGGAACGTATGGTGCGATATCTTTCTGGCTGCTGTGATTGCGCAGGAAGGCTGGAAACCCGGTCACTATTATTACCGGGTCTTGCAGCCCGATGAAGTGGAGGTTAATCTAAATCAACCGGCGCGAGGACTTGCGCCGGAAAAGGAAGCAGAGAAACAAGAGGAGGTGTCTCAATGAAACTTGCTGCGTTGTTGGTGGCAACGGCGTTGGGCGTGACCGCCCTAGCTTCCCCGTTTATAGGGGTTGGGATTGATTGGGGCTGGCCTTATGCTGAGGCCGGCTGGTCGACCCTGAGCTTTTGTGGCTGGGTAAAGAAGTATGAGCCCAACATCGGACACTGGTGGAGCGCCGGCGTGGAAGGAAAAGTTCCGATGTTCTTCGATAACTTCTATGTCGGCGGAGGGCCACGGTTCTCGGCCTTCATTACGGATAACTGGGCGCTCTCGAACTGGCATTGGGGCCTCTCAGTAGTTGCTGAATGGGTCCATAAGCCCATGACCTTCTTCTTCTCCGTTTACGCTTTCATCCCCATGCAGACCGCTGAGGGCCAGCCGATTGGGCAGATTCCATCGACTTGGCCTTTCGGCGGCGGGGGAGGTCCTATTAGGATCTCTTTCGGCTTCCGGTACTTGCTTTGGTGCGGAGTGCTGGGTGAGTCGCCTTGCCCAGCGCCCAGTCAATAAGGAGGTGAGGCATGCGGCGGCGAGTCCTTTTGGCAGTTATTCTTGGAGGTCTGGTTTTAGGTCTCCTTTTAGGAGGCTGTTCTTTAATTCCACAGACTTCCTCAACGCCTCCTGCATCAGAGCCGGAGGTTGTTGTTGCAATAGGCTCGGATAATCGAACCGTTCTTTTTGACGCTTCATCATATCTGGAGCGTGGGACTGATCTCCACTTCTACTGGGACTTTATCGGTACGGGTACGTTCGCCGAAGGAGACCCTATTATGGTTTATCGTTACCCCCAATCAGGGGTATACTTCGCTCGCTTGCGTGTTGAGGGAGTCCCCAATGACCCTAATGATCCGTATATAGACTACCCCGGCGGTGTGGGTGGCGGTGGCGGCGGAACAACTTCGCCCACCAAGAAATACCGCGCCCTGAAAGTAGACCTGCTATCTCACAACTTTCCTGTAATTGTTCTATCAGTTTATGATGCACTTAGGGATGTGGTTAACCCCGATAAGCTGTTTGCTTGGCAGCCGATCATCTTGGACGCTTCCGGGAGCTACTCACCGGAGAAGGATCTACCACTTTGGATCCGCTGGGAGGTTGTCTATGTCGAGATGGAGAACGGACAGTGGGTTCCGAAGCCTTATCCATATCAATGCACCGATCCTGACCTCTGTCCGAAAGAGCCTGAATATTTCCGTCACGAAGGCCCTGAGTTCAGATTTGAGCGGGGTCTGCCTGGCCCTTCTTGCTGTCCGGCTCCACAAGCGTTTTGGGTGTATCGTGTGCGAATCTGGGTAACCGACCGAAGTGGACGCACTAGCTTTAAGGAGATCCTGCTAAAGGTATGGCCGTGTTAGACTTTGCAGGGCGGTGGTCCCGGTGTATTCTTAGCCGGGACTCGCCGCCGCGAGCCTGGGGTGGGAAGGGGCTGGCCCTTCGCCAGCTCAAGAGAATGCGGATAGAAGAGGCCGGCCCCTTCAAGACCGGAAAAAAGGGAGGTGAAGTATGGACGTCCTTGTGAATATAGTAGTAGGTTGGATCTTGGTGCCGCTTATCCAGGTCGTGAAGAAGTACACGGGTTTAAAGGACCGACCTATGTTCTGGACAGCGCTCGTGATCAGCGTGCTCGGCGGCATCTTAACGGGGTTCGCAACGGGGCAACTCACTACTTCTATGTTCTCTTCGCCTGAAGCATTCCTCGCCGAGGCTGCTAAGGCTTCTGGCGTTGTGTTTGCATCGGCACAGGTTCTTTATCAGAACATCAAAAAGTACCTCGCTTCTTAGGACAAAACCGAGAGTTTTCTGAAGTGGGGCGGATCCAAAAGATGGTCCGCCCCACTTCCATTAAAACGGCCTTAAAGGCGCTCTGATTTCCCTTCACGGGTAAAGAGACCTATTAGTGTCTTAGGACGGCTTTATTGCTTTGTAAATAGGCCTAATTTCTTCCTTAATTGCAGTGCTATTCTTTCGCTCACTCGTCCATCCCCATAAACCATTGACTGCTTTGCCATCTCCTTGAGATCGCTCTCCGCGATGATCTTAAAAAGCTCCTCATAGTTTTTCACCTGTTTAGCTTGGCCCTCTTCAATGGATTCCGGACGATCAATAGCCCGTCTTACTATAAACGCCGGAATGCCTAGTAAGGAGGCTTCTTCTTGGGTCCCACCCGAATCTGTGATAACTGCCGCAGCATTTCTGAGGAGCGCTATGAAAAATGGATAAAGCAGTGGCCCCATCTTCGCGATGTGGGAACCCGTCAATTTAGAGGCTTCATGGCTATGATTAGGATGGATCACCACGATGAAAAGTCGGTCTTTTTCTTTGCTCAACATCTCATAGACTTTCGGAATAATGCTCCAGTTTTCTCTTCGAAGAAGTGACACAAGGAAGTACGATCCTTCCGGAAAAGGAAGCTGGACTACCGGGACTTTAGTAGAGAAGAGAGCATCCGAGACTGTGTTTCCATAAGAACATATAGTTCCCGCTTCAAGACCTTCGGATTTCAAGTTCCTAACAGTATGCTTTGTGGGCGCAAAACGCAGATAGGCAACATGATCTATGAAGATCCTGATCTGCTCCTCAGGGAATGGTTCGAGAAGGTTATGCGATCTCACGCCAGCTTCGATGTGAATGACCTTCTTCTCGCATAGAAAGCCGACTAGTGCCCCCGCGAAAGCCGTTAATGTGTCGCCTTGAACAATAACATGACTGTAGTCAGCGAGCGCATCCTCGAGTTTATAGAGCATAGAACCAAGTTTCCCAGCCATAGACTCTGCGAGGTCAAGGATTACCTCCTGACCTGAGACTCCGAAGTCATGCTTTGCAATATCAAGAAGCTCTTGGTGTTGCCGTACTAGAACCCACCCACAGGGGATTTTCCAGCGCTCCATAGCTTTTGCTAATGGAGCCAATTTAATGACTTCCGGCCGCGTGCCTGCCACAAGTGCGCATTTCATAGCACTAGATAGTCTACATGAATTGTGAGTCCTGTCAAAGTTCATGATCGCTAAATCTTACTCTTGCCAGGCTTGGCTATTCATGATTTGCCGATACGAGAGTTTTTGTTTAAGATCAGGCCGACGGGAATTTCCGCCCGTCCTACCTCCTTTCGAAGCCCAGGCAAGGAGGCCGAGGCCGCCGCACCCGGCAGCGGGTTCGAATCCCGCACCTGGGCTAGACCATGCCAGAATTAAAGCTTTCAGATCAGGAAAAGCGGGATCTTGAGGCTCTTTTTCTCAGAGCAGAGTTGCTTTCTCGGGATATGGAAAGAGTTTATGCTGAGCTACAAACAACGAATAAAGAAATCGCCGAGCTTATCTACGAGAAAGCAAAGGCACAGGGACTGGAGATTGCTTCCTACCAGCCTCAATTCCGCAACTATCGCTTGGAGAAGATCGAAGTTACTTTGCAGGACTCTGGCGAGACTTCTTCGCCTTGATCATCTTGTCGAGTTTTACGCGTCTCAGGGGTTCGGCATCTTGCTGGATATCCTGCTGGATTGCACTTACTGATGGACGAATTAGGCTAAATAACCGGTCTAGAACATCTGCAAGTTCTGGAGGTATTTCATCTTCCCGATAGTAGAGACGATAGGCACGGGTCGCGAGTGGCAAGGGATTTCCATTCGGATCGAGCGGAATAATTCGAAAGCTGATCACAAGGCCTGCATCGAACCGACCGTCTGGACGCGGGCTGTTCTCCTGCGTGATCATCACGTCGCTAATCACAAAGTCAGCGATCTCCATAGATCACCTCCTCATACTGGCCCATAGTATGGAATAGCATAACGGTTTGCTCCAACGTAAACATAAATCCCTCCCGCAGGGGCAAGAATATTAAAGCCCCCTCCGTAAGGGGTGCCTCCGTGTCTCCAATATATGTTCGTATATGGCATATGCACATAGCTTGAATCCCCCCGGAGGATTTCTCCGCAGTAAGCTGTAATCGAGACAGTTCCATACTGTCCGGAAAGCGTAAGGTTGCTGCCACCCGAAAGAATGGTGAGGCTGCTATAAGACTGGATGGTTGCGGAGCCTCCAGGATAGGGATAAAGGTAGATGTGGGGCGCAGCAGGCTGGAGCTTCACTGGCGTATAGCTTGCGTCATAGACCGTTATTGCTCCTGTGTCGATGAAGGTTCCGAGGTTCCCACTCGAGGTATAAAGAGCAATGCGGTGAGAGTAAGTATAGTTGATATCCGTTCTCTGTAGTGATCCTGTCACTAAATATGACCCAGACTGCGAATAAACCCGCCCGCTCAAATATAAGTTGCTTCCATCCCACCGCATGTAACTGCTGTAAGAGTCCCCGATGTCGAACTTATAACCACTGCTATACCCCAACCAGAATCCGGAACCCGAGTTATAGCCGGATTTCCCTCCCCGAATATAACCTGAGGAGCCTACGTTGATGCCGCTGCTTTCGATGGTTACGCCGGAAGAGCTCCCCAAATAGCCACTGGCAGCTTGGATCGTGCCATAAACCGTTAGGGATGAGCCATCCCAGGTAAGCCTATTGCCCGAAACATTTCCGATAAAGAACTTGTATGTAGTACTATCATAGCCCAACCAGAAGCCTGTCCCTTGGTTATAGCCTGTCGCTCCTCCCCGAATGTAACCAGACGAGCCAACATTGATACCCTGTGATGTTATCTGAACAGCATCGGAATTTCCAAGCCAGCTATTCTCGCCTGCTCGGATGATGCCCATCACCTGCAAAGTGCTTCCATCCCAAGAAAGCTTAGGAGAACTCGAACCGCCAAGCTTAAATGTTCCATCGTTCAGACTAAATTGTGATCCAGCAGTTGTGCTCCAGTTCGCGCTTTGCAGCGTTCCCGCGCGAAGAAAATCTGCTGCGACCATTGGCCGATACATATAGAGATAACACGTTCCATTGATGTTGACGGCAACAAGCACGTCCTCAAGATCCAGCGAAGGCGGATCATCGGAAGTCTGGAATGTAGTTTTTGATAGTGAATAATCCCACCAGATGTAACGCTGATTAGTGTTGCCGTTCTGAATTTCCCAAGTTTCATCGCGGAAGGATAGTTTCACATTGCTCCAGGAAACATATCCAGCGAATGGCGAGTTATTTGTAAAGACCGCATCAGCATTAAGGCGATGAGCCCAGAAGGCAAGGCTTTCTTCAATCGATGGGATCGAGGGGCTTTGTACCACCGAACTAAGAGCAGACCAGTTACCATGGGAATCCTGGACTTGGGCTGCTAAATAAACTATGCCTGACATACCAGGCGCAAAGCTAATTTCGGATCCAGGAGGGAAGTCATTCTGGTACCTCAGATCATCAGAAGCTGGACCATACTTAACCCTTAACCGAACAAGCTCGCCGATGACTAAAGGTGACCCATCAGTATTCGTCGAGGGAAGCTCGATAGCCAACTTAATGGTGCCCAGCGCATTCTCAACAAGAGAAACAGATCGAATGACCGGAGGATTTGGTATGACCTCTTTAACTGGCGTGATTGCAAAGGCTGGTTCGGAAATCACCCCTCCCGCCCACCGCCCAAAGTGGACGTGGCCAATTTGGACCGCACTTCCTATCCGTTTTGTTTCCATATTACCAGGCAATCACGATCTCCTCATGGTGAGAATTCGTATTTGTAAAATCTACTCCTTCCTTTTCAAAGTATAACTTGATACTGGAGTGTGCATCCGCATCTACGAAGAATGAGAACATTCCTGCTGAATCAGTCAAGATCGGCTGCGTGATCTGCGTGTTGCCGCGATCCTCATAGATTGTGATCTGATTCATGGTTCCAGGCTGATAAACATAAACCTTCACCAGTGGCTCTGGCCGCCCATCTACTAGAGTTAAGCCAACATACTTATACCAGCGCGCAGGCATGGCAGAAGGATTTTACCGCGAAATCCTCGGGATCCAAGCGAAAGATACCGCCACAGCCTCTCCCTCCCTAAGCCCAGTGAGCCGATAGTAGTTTGTGATCCCAATTTCGAAGGACTGGATATCGTTAAGACGAACGATCCAGAAGCCGTCGCCCTGGGCAAGGCCTGAAGGGAGATCGGAGGCAGTGATCACATGGTTCGAAAGCGTGGTGATGATCTTCACTCCCTTATTCTTCGCTGTTCCGCTTGTAAAAACTACGTAATCCCGATAAGCCGCGCCGAATCGGTAGTCTGAGTAAGTTTCGCCTTGAGGCACAAACCAGTTTGTCCCGAGTTGGCCGATCAGGCCTTCTTCAATTCGTTTAAAACGCCATACATATACCCTGATCCCCGAAGCCCAATGGGGTGGAGTCTCTGGAATGTAGATGTCCACAACAGGACTAGGCGAGCCATCGGCATGAACATACCATGTTCCATAAGTTTCTGGCGCATCTGGCCTGGGACAAGCTTCATTGGTTAGCTCTTCGAGTTTTCCGTGAATCCTAGCGAGCTCTTTCTTGGCGTCCTTCGCAAACCATAGTCCCTTTGCGCCAATAACCCGTCCTGTCGAGCCACGAAGGGTAGTGCTTCCATAAGGATTCTCCCAGCTCCACTCCCACTCGATTTCCATAACTCCGAAGTCCGTGGAAATCGTCTCGCCTATTGCCCTTACAAGATAGAATGGCCGGAAGAACGGATCAATCCAAGGAATCGTAAGCTCAAGGTTCGGCGTAGGATACTGCAGGTCCCACAGGATAGTAGCCGCAAGTTCTCGCGCTTCGGATTCCGAATCAATAAGCGAACGTTCTGAAGTTTTATAAACCATGCGCCTGTGTTTTCTACCGCCCTGGCCGTCCGGTATCCCATAAATAGCTACAATGTCTGGATCAGCCTCTGCCCAAACGAACTTCTCCTGGAAGTCATTGCGGTCTCGATAGACAACCGCAACCCAAGTCCGAACGTCCGCCTCGCTACCGGTTATGCGCCGAGAGCGAAAGCCGCCGACAAGAATCCTGTCGGGGTTGGTACGAAAGCGGAGCGGATCTTTGACTTTGATCCTAAGTCCTGCAGCGGTCATGTACTCAATAAGCCTAAAACCCGTAGGTGCAAGAGCGTTCTCAAGAGCTTCCCAGAGAGATACTCCGCTAATGATGTACTCGTCAACATGGAAATAAGGATCATCAATGTAGCCGATGATAGGCGCGAATCCCTGATCCATCAGGATTCTATTCAAAAGATCAGGTTGCCCTTCTTTGGAAATAATCGCTTGGGTATAACGTCGAGCTTCCCATTCGGGAATGAAATAATCTTTAAGCGGTTGGGACGGTCCTACGCAGCTAACCGATATGGTTCCAGCTTCGCCCCAGGTTTCTTGGCTACTTCGGTCAAGTGGACCCACATAGCCTGTGAAACATTGCCAAACATATCCATTCTCTGCAACAAGCAAGAACTCTATAGGATTATATGCCCCAAGAAGCGGTCCGTTAGTGTTGTAGCGAGAAATGGGATCAAATGGATCGAGACCTTCGCCTTGCTCTACTAGTTGCTGATGGTTCGTGAGTTCAAGATCGAGCGTCCAAGCTCCGGAATCAAATGAGAACGAGAGTCGGCAAGACTTAAGCCTATGAGATAGATCAACGCCCCTTACAATCAATCTCGGCCACCAGCGGATAGGAAGAGGCGGAACGCCTGGGATTTCAACGATGAATCCAACCTCTTCTAGTAGTTGGATAACAAAGCTACGTCTGCGAGTCATGCTTATGGAACATTGCGCTGCGAATGAAACAGAACAGACAAGAGGCTTAAATACGCCAAGGAGGCTCTCGAAATCAAGTTCCGGCCCTATGATCGCAGATAGGTCCCGCTTGCAGAAACAAGAAGCTTCGGATTGGACTTCACATGCGGCACTAAAGGAAAGCAGGGCTTGGCGGAGAATCGTTGAAGTGCCTGATAGTTCAGCCGTGATGCTGAAAGCGAAGAAGCGGGTTCTGATTGCGCTTACTGCGGTTTCTATAGAAAAAGCGGCCTGAACTTCCGGGAAGACCTGATGAGTAACAAATGCTTCAGTCGACAAAGAAAACGCGAGACTAAGCTGTGGATAAAGCAATCTCGATACATAAAGTGAAGTTTCTGTCTCGAGTCCCACAAAAACATGCGCAAACCGGATACGGAAGAGCTCGCTTGTAGAATCAAGACTTGGTTCGATTTGTGATCGCATATAGCGCATTCGAGCAAGCCGGCCTTCCATAAACATTTCAAACTCTAATGGACTTAAGAGACCACGGCCGCGAGACACCAATGCGGAAGCTGTTACTTCAGTAAGAACGCTGAAGTGAAATTCGAGCTGCCGAGTAAGGTGGGCGGAAGTAACGAGGTTCATGGAAACCGTAGCCGCCAAAGAAGCTTTGACGTTGGCTACAGGCGTAACTCCAACGCTGCATGATAGGCCGACGGAGAAGTGGAGCGGGCCTCGCATGGTGGCTTCGCAATAGAGAGAGACCCCCTGCGCAAAGGCGAGGGCCCGCGAACGGAAAGAAAGAGCGCTGCTCATAAGAGCGACTTCGATTAAGACAGAGAAGGGCCGGACCCTAGAAACCGATAATTCTAAGGAGAAACCTGGAGCGGTTTCGCCTGAGAAGCTTCGGGCTCGGCTAAGAGTAGGGATTTCTGTAAGCTCGGAAACAATTTTCGAGGCCAACCCAACCTGATGGAGGAGTGCGGCCGAAGATGAGACTTGAAAAGCAATTTGGGATCCAAGGGATCTGGACCGAAGCACGATAGACGAGGAGACGAGGTTAAGCGCGAAAGAAGACTCGGCGAGGTGAGCGCGAACGAGGGCCGATTCCAGCCCAACCGAACAGGAAGAAACGCCCGAAGCTGGGACGCGCCTGCTTGAGAAAGACTCTAGGCTATAGCTCGGCGCTGCCGAGGCATAAAGCTGGGCCGATCTATAAGCAAAGCCTGTGGTTTTGCAGTCAACCCCTAAAGAAGAAGTGGCCTCGGCGGACCGAGGCCCTTCAAAGAGAGCATAGCCAAACCAAACATTGCCGAACACATTAGCGCTTGCTTAGGTCCGTAACCAGCGCCGCTTTAAAACCGCGGCGGACAGTCATTGTTCCCTTGACCACTAGCTGAGTCTGAGCCTTGCTCTTCATGTTAGTGAAATCGTGATATTCCCAGCCCGGAAGATCACCTGGTCACCCGCGTCTACAGCCTTTGGGTTCGTCACTGCTCCATATGCAAGAAGATTCCCGCCTGTAGCCGCATCTTTTATTCCCACATAAGAGATCGTGCCCCAAGATCCGGTAGCCTCCGGGAAGGTAACGTCTGCAGAGTTTGAGATCTGACGGTTAGCAGGAGCCCCGAAGGTTACCTGAACCCGCTGGTAACCGTTCCCAGACACTTCGGTTCCGGAGTCATCCGGGCCAGGATCAGTTGTATAGAGAGCGACGTACACCGCAGAAGGAGGCGTATAGTCCGTGGCCCGGAAAACCTCATTCAACAACGCATGGCTAAGATAAGTAGAGCAACCCGCCATCTTTCACCTCCTATGATGAGTTTAGCCAAGTAGCATGCCCTCGGTCAAGGAATTCGGCTAAAACCAGTTCGGAAGCTAAATAGGCATCAGGAAAAGACGACGGCTAGAAGACGGAACTTGTATCCCGCCTGCCGAACTGAATGCCGGTTCAGGAGAGACATATTTGCGGACCCTAACCCAGTCATAACTTGTATCTTGGATGTCATAGGATGAGTCCCTGTGGAACGAGCCAAGTTTAACGTATGTCATATTTTTAGCCCAACTTATGCTGGAGACGGTATAGATAGCTGCTCCGTCTGCCCACAGCCTCACCGTTCCGCCATTGATACTTATCCCTGTTACATACCAAGTACCTGTAGCAGGAGTCCACCCTGTGTTGGTTCCGCCCGTAACGTCACAAGAGTTGGTACTTCCAGTGCCTATATATACAGCAGCTTCGTTTTTACCCAGACCCCTCATAAATAAAATTGTGGCATCTGAGTTTCCGTTCAAGGGAGCTGTGTATGGCGAGGAAGCGACTTCGGGGAGGACCCCCCCATAGTTAGCAGCTGATACCTCGTGCCTAACTCTGACCTCGGCTATGTACCCATTCTGGAGGTTGAAGGAGAAAGCGCTGGTTCGT